TGCTATTATCATCTTAGGCGCAATCGCATGGGCATTTAAACCTGCACCAGCGGAGGCGGCGGACGTTGATTTTACGTTTGGTGCTGAAAGAAAAATAGAAGCAGAGACTAATAAAATGTATTTAGACTCATCAGTAGATCTACCTTTAGGGATCACTGGAACTTCAGGTGTGAACTACTCAGTAGACAACAGTTTAGACGCTACGTTTGATTCTTTTGAATTAGACTTCTCAAAAGGTTTAAACGATAGGGTATCAGTTTACAGTCAATCGGATTTTGACGTAAACCTAGATCACACTGACACAACAGTTGGATTTAAATTAAAATTCTAATAATCTAACATACGTAAATGGCGGCCGACTCTTCAAAGGATAGGCCGTCTTTATTTTTTTACCAAAATGCATACCTCTTATGTTCAAATCACACTACGTTACCATTTACAAATCTGATTAAATATAGTACAATATTATATGGAATCAAAGAAAGTATTGTTAGAGTATGTTTGGTTAGACGGATATAAACCTGAACCAACATTAAGATCAAAAATTAAAATCATCGACAGATATTGTAGTCACGTTGCTGAAGTTCCTACTTGGGGATTTGATGGTTCAAGTACGCAACAAGCACAAGGGTCAAATTCAGACTGCATATTAAAACCTGTACGTTTATACGACAGTCCATTTGAAACAGATCAAATAGTTTTGTGTGAAGTGTTTAATGCAGACGGAACGCCACATATTTCAAATACAAGAAACAAAATTGAAAGCATTAATCAAAAAGAATATTGGTTTGGCCTTGAGCAAGAATATACATTAATGAAAAACGATCGTCCGCTTGAATGGCCGGAAGATGTTACTATGTATCCAAAAGAGCAAGGCGATTATTATTGCGGTGTTGGTGCTTCTAACATTGGTTCATTAGGTAGAAAGATAATGCACGAACACACTAAAAATTGTTTAACTGCAGGAGTATCAATACACGGAACCAACGCAGAAGTTATGTTAGGACAATGGGAGTATCAGGTGTTTGGTAGAGGAGCAAAGAAAGCCGCGGATAATGCCTGGATGGCACGTTACATACTTTACAGAACAGCAGAAAAGCATAACGTTGATGTTAACATAGAACCTAAACCAATTAAAGGTGATTGGAACGGAAACGGTATGCATACAAATTTCTCAAACGAAATGATGAGATCAGTAGGTGGCGAAGTATACATTAAAAGTTTATGTGATAAGTTCAAACCTACACACGAACAACATATTGCCGACTACGGTAGTAAAAATGATGAACGTTTAACAGGGCTACACGAAACACAACACATTGGTAAGTTTAGTTACGGTATCAGTGATAGAGGAGCAAGTATTAGAATTCCTATGGCGTTAGTTCAAAATAATTGGAAAGGTTATTTAGAAGATAGACGTCCGTCCGGTAATGCTGATCCTTATAAAGTTACAAACAGAATATTAATAACGTTAGAGAGTTAAGCTCAGGTCGTCTTTACGCGAAAAAACGCTTACGCATTTCTATAATTTACGCACTCTAAATTTTACGCGGATAGCTTCGCAACCATTATGTAGTCATGTCCAAAAGGATCTATACCTTTTAATTCATAACCCCAAGACTTTAATAAATCAACTGAATCGAGGTTGCCTTTGTTTTGTTCTACAACAATTACAGGATTATATTTTTTAATTGTTTGTTCAGAACCTTGAATTGCTCTAAGTTCATAACCTTCAATATCGTACTTTATAAATGTAACGTTTTTTAAATTAAACGAATCTAGTGTTCTAATTTTTACAGCCACGTGGCCTCTATTTTTAATTTTGCCAACCTTAGTACTAGAAGTAAAAGTTTTCTCGTTTTTTTCTCCTATACCTACTACTGTGTATGTAAATTTGTTAATGTCGTTTACATTTTCCTTTACAAATTTTTTGTGATCAGAACGAAAGTCATAGCAATATATGTGATTGAAATAGTTTTCCATTTCTCTAGCAAACCCACCTTCTCTTGCACCAACATCTACACCGTTTCCGTTAGGTTTAATGTACGGAACTGCTAGTTGAAATGTAGTATTCCAGCGGTTGATTTTTCTCGCCCAACTATCTTCTGGACCCTTTATTTTCATTACTGTTCTTCGTCTGAGTGTAGTTCGTTTAGTAATTGTCTTAGTTTGCCACCTTCAACTGTTGCTTTAATCTTGCCAACCTCATCTCCTTTAGTTGGATCTGGTACTCTTGGTTGTGCATCAGTTTTGTCCTTGCTCACTTTAGATTTTTGTTTTAATGAATCATATATTGGACTTTTAGTTTTACCTTGATAATTTTCTTCCTCTTCTAAATCTCTAATTCTTAAACTGTCAACATCAAATTCTAAATCAACTTTTTGCCCAACACCGCTTGAACTTCTCGTTTTCATAAACTGAATTTGATACCTACCACGTTCTTTCATTGCTCTACTTGTAAAGATACCTATTACGTTGTCTGCTGTTTGTACTTTGGATAATCCGCCCGCTATGTGAGAATGGTCAAATTCAATCTCTTCAACACTTGCTCTGTTCAACTGTGATGCTGTTGCTAATAAACATTGTTTCTCAACTGCTAAATTTCTTAGTTCTTCCGAAACATATTTGTCTTTAATAAACAAATCGCTTGGAGATATTCTTTTTGATTTTGGCATCATTAGATCCAGATAATCAATTAATACTCCGTCAAGTTTCTTTTTAGTTTTAAGTTCTAATTCTTTAATATATGTTCTAATATCTAAAACAGTACTACCACTTGGCAAATATTTGATATACAGCAATCCAGATTTTTTAGCTAACATTTTAACTTTCATTTCAACATTATCTATTTCTGGAAATACTTTACGTGTTGGAATGTTAGTCATCATTGCATCTAATCTCATAGCAGTAAGTTGTTCACTTAATTCAAATGAGATATATGCAACGTTCAAGCCAGCTGTTGCCCAATTCACTGCAAGATTCTGTAAGAATAAACTTTTACCTGCGCCTGATCCACCTGCAAAAATGTTTAATTCACCTCGGTTAAAACCACCGAACAGTCTCTTATCAATGTTTGGCCAACCTGTGCTGACCTGTCCGTTAGAGTTTTTCAAAAACTCTAATCTACCTTTTGGATCTTCAAAGTAGTCTGTACCTAGATCTTTTGTCAATCCTACACTTACCGCGGCCTTCACCATATCTTCTACTGGAGCATAGTCGCCCTTTTCAAGTAAGTCTGCAGATTGTAAAATTGCACTTTCTAGTGCCTTGTGTCTGGAAAACGTTTCAAATTCATCCAATAACCAATTAAAGTGACTTGGATCTAAATCTTTTGCTGATTTTAATTTAATATCGTGTTTAGCATTAACCTGTTCAACATCAGGCATAACTTTGTATTCTTCTACATAGTCTTTAATAAATTTTGCAATAGGTTGTAATTTTCTATCAAAACTTTTTGGTGTAAAAATATTTTGTGCTCTAGCAAATGATTCAGCATCAGCTAATAGCATTTCTAAATATAACTTTTGTACATCTATATTATAATCAGCCATTTAAATCTCCACAAAATATTTTACAATAATTATTAGCAGTTTCCAACCGTTTTGTCGATTCATAAAAATTTACCACGTCTTTATCCGTTAAAATATCTTTAATTTTTTTATTTTTAATATTGTATTTTTTATTTCTAGGGTTCCACATTGTTTTATATGCAATCAAGTAAGTTCCTATATAACAACAAGGATAAAAGTCACCAAACGCCGAAATGAATATAAAGTCTTTTACTTTACCGTGCTTTAGACATTGAGGGCTCATTTTTTCAGGTGCTTTACCTTCCATAATCAGAGATCGTGTATTTTCCTCTGTTGATCTATATTTTTCACTTGGTATCAAATTTTTATCATAATTTGGATCAAAGCCTTTAATACTAGTAATTATTCTGAAGTTATTAATGCCTAAAGATTTTGCCATTGTTTTTGCTTCTTCAATTTGATGCTCATTGTGTTTAAAGACTATAAATTTCCATACTGATTGTACACCCGAAGCACCAACTATTTTTAAAGCTCTAAGCACTGTTGGCCATTTAGAATTTACTCTGTACAAATGATTAGTATCCTCAAGTCCATCTATACTAAATTCTATCTCATCAGTTGGTGATAAAATTTCTACAAGATTTTGCCAAAAAGATTCTCTTTTGCCACTTGCGTTAGTTGTTATTTGCACACGTATTTGCATATTTTTAATTCTTTTGACTAACTCAAGAAACTTTGAGTGGTATATAGCATCACCAGTGTTACCTTCAAAATGAACTACTTCTGTGATACCTTCTAAAAAATTACAGAGAACATCAATGTCCATTTCTTGTATTTGTTTCACTTTTGGAAATTGTTTTTTA